GAAACAGTAGCTTGGTTGTATGTGTACTCAGTAGCAGCAAGGCTACGTAGACTCAAGAGAATTTCTTGGTCAATTTCAGCTGTAATTTCTTGAGCCAATGCTGCCATGATTTCTGCTTCAACGTCAATACCATGCATAGCTTGTGCGTCTTGAGCAGCTTCAAAAGTCCAACGAGCTTGTAGCTTGCGAGTCTTAGCTTCTACAGCTTGCTTCAAGATTTGTACAGAGATCTGACGACCGCCGTTGCCTTCAAGTGTTGCTGTTTGTGCACCAGAATAACCTTGTGCAGCAGTTTGTGTTGTTGCAGCGTTATCAGCACCGCGAGCGCCTGCAGAGTATGCAACAGCGATCTTAAATGGTGACAATGCTTCTTCACCAGCTACAACTGAAGTTGCGGCTGCTGTTTGGTCTGTCATTGTACTTGCATAACGAACACGCAGAGTGTGGATCTGACCAACTGGACCTGTCATTGGCTGAACGCCTACCAACTCGTTAGCGATAACAGTTGGCATAACACGTCGAATTACTGGCAGAATGACACGGTTTAATGTGGCAATGTTACCAGAAACAGTTGAACCTGCACTTGCATTTTCTTTCAAGTATTTACGGGTGTTTTCTAAGATAACGCCCATTGTGTTACGACGACTGCCTTTCAGACCTTCCATAAGGGCTTCTTTGGTTTCGTCCCAACGGCCTTCTAATAGTGCTTGTGACATTTAAGTCTCCTTTATTTAAAGACCTGCCAGGCGCTTGATATCGATCACGTTGGAACGGTCTTCTTCTGCGGCCTTGACGGTTTTATCACCAGTTACTTCGCGAACACTTTCACGGAGGGCAGTTTTGCCTTCAGTTGATTTGTTAGCTAGTACTGCTGGTAGATACTTTTCGAAAGCGCCTTTCAGACGACTAGTCTGAACGCTTTCCAAGAGATTCTTCATAACTTCTTGTTTCTCTGAATTCAGAGGAGCAAGCAATTCTTCCATTGTGCTTTCACGCACATTAGATTCCTTGATTATTCGAATCTCATGCTCTTTTGTTTCGACTAAGCGATTTTTTGCTTCGACGATACGAGTTGCTTCTTCCAGTTGACGATTTTTACGAGTAATCATTCCACTTAATTTACGGATTTCGGCATTCTCATTGAGATATGTATTCCCGAACTCTGCTGCATAAGCTTCAAAGATCTTACGACCAAAGTTGTTCTCACGAGCAACATTGATATCTTCTTTCAACTGAATCATTTCTGCCTTCAGATGCTTGGCAACTGACTTACCTAGCTTATCAGCACTTTCTTTTACGAAACGAGCTTTTAGCTTTTCAAGTTGACCACGGGCTTCTGCGACTAAACGAACTTTTGTCTCAACGACATCACGTTTGTCTTTTGCAAATTCCATAATCTCTTCAGCCAGCGCACCCACTACGAAAGTTTCTAATTTCTTAAAACCTTCTGAGTGCATTTTGCGATCTTTACGCAGTTCACCAATTTCTTCCGCTAATTTAGAAACCATAAAGTCGTTAAACTTTGTGCTGCTTTCTGTCATTTTGCGTTGGAACTTGACACGATCTTCTGCTAGTGATTGCTTTTCAGATTTCACCGCCTCGATCTCTGCTGTAAGACCTTCTGTTACCATGCGATCTAGGGCTTCTACCATTACTGTTTTATCATGCTCATAGCGTTGTGCAAACTCTTCGCGGAGTTCTGCACGAACTTGTTCACGGGCTTCTGTTAGTTTTAATTCCCAAGCTTCGTTGAGCTCTTGACCAACATCTTCGTTAATTAGTCCGCTATCTAGCAGTGGTTTAATAGCATCAAACATCTATTTCTCCTAGATTTTGAGATCTTTGATGAGCTTTAATACTTCGCCCTTCAAAAATTTCTGTACCTTGTTGTCCGCACCAGCTTCTTTGGCCATTTCAAAAACTCGATGACCGTGTTTCATGTTCATCAAACTTTCGTAAATTGCTTTAGGGTATGCGCCTGGCGCACTGGGTTGGGCAACCACATCAACAGTGACTATTTCAAAGTCACTGACATGTCCGTTCGCTTCGTTAACGTTACCGCTACCTCGGCTAGAAACTCCTAATTTTACACCACTTTCAAGCATAGTTTTAACTAGTTGACCCATTGGTGTGGGGAGTATTTTTAATTTACCAAAACCGTTAGGGCCGTCCATCCACATTTCTGTGATCATATGGCTTACACGATCTAGATTTACTTTAAGATCATCCGGGTGATCAACTTCTCCTAACACAGAGTAACCGCCTGTAATTTGTTCGTTCAGTGTTGCCACTGCCTTCTCAATTTCATTTACAGGGTAGACTCGCTCATTGGCATTTTTGACACCGCCTTGGATGCAAATGCCTTTCATGTAAAGGTTCTTACCTTCTTCAGTGCCCTCAACTATAATGCGGGCAGCGTCGAAAGTAAGATTTTCACGGAGATAAAGAGCCATTAAACCGGATACCTTATTTGATTACAGACTTAGTATTAACACCTGTAGCTTGGGCCAGGTGTGGCTTAGTAGCAGGAGTAGGTTTCTGTGTTGATTGAGCAGGAGTGTTACCAACCTTGCCGATCAAGTCTTTTGTAGTATTTTTGTAAGCAGCTGAGTCGTGATGACCGCCGTCGTTAGTACCAGCACTAACTGGTTTAGCCATTGCACCTCTTGCACCACTATTAGCAGCTACTGGGCTTTTTGCATTAGCACCAGAATCACCATGCGTTGGCTTTGGAACAGCTTTTAAGCTAACAGCTTCCATAAAACCTTCTGTTTCTAGTTCGTCATCAACAACTTCTTCGTCATCCATGCCGCCGTCAACTTCCATGTCTTCGTCGCCAAAGTCTAAATCGCTATGCTCTTCTTCGCCAGCTTCGTCGCCCATTAGGCTTTCAAATTCAGCCATTAGTTCGTCTAGCTTGTCTTCTAGATCAACAACGCGATCTTCAAGTCCGGCATCAGCTTCGTCGTCGCCAAATCCACCGTCCATGCCGTCGTCCATGCCGTCGTCCATGTCAAGGTCTTCTTCACCTTCCATGCTTACTCCGGCTTCTTCGTTATCAATTTCTTCTGTGTCAAGAATTAGATCGTCTGCAGCGTCGCCGCCTAGACTACCTTCATCAAGGTCTTCTTCCATCATTTCTTCATAGATGGCGCGACTTTTTTCCACAACAATGTCGTGAAATAATTCGCGGGCTTTTGCTGTATCATCATTGATCACATATTCGATCAATTGTTCAAATTTGTTCATAATATCTCCTGAGGTAATGGCTCACTTGATATTTACACCATATGACATAATCATACGAGATAACGGCTAAATTTATGGTATTTTAATGATTTTTAGTAATATATTTGTAATTATTATATTACTGGCTGAGCCGGAGGGGCATATTGAACTTTTACTTTTTTAAGTTTTTCATTAAACTCGTAAGCTCTAACATCTTGCATTTTACGCAATTTGTTTATTTGCCTTAAAGTCAATTTAGTCTTACGCAATTGACCCAGCCGAGGCTGGGTATTGTCTTGAGCAAGATCTTGATAAGCACTGGGCTCTCGTTGGTAAAGTTCGTTTAAAATCATAAAGATATTTATCCCGCTGCTGGAGTTGGACCAGGTGCTGCTCCTGCAGGTCCCATGCCGGCTGCTGGTTGTTGACCAGGTGCACCCGGTGCTGCACCTGCAGTAGGTTCTCCTAAGTTGCTTAATTCTTCGCCAGTTGCTATATCAGATTCAAATCCCGAAGGCATAACTCCAACTCCTCGCAAATCTGAACCTTGTGCTTGAGGAGTTTCTGGTTCTGATCTTTCTTCGTGCCACAACTCTTCGTTTTCTTGTATCTCTTCTTCGGTTAATCCCAGATATCGTTTGAGCAAGAATCTTTTACTCATATAAGGTATCTGTTCAAGCTGTGTGTATACGCTGACTCTTGTGGTGTCAAGTTCTGCTTCTCGATAACTGGCAAAATTTTGAGGAGGATTAAAAGATATTGAAAATAATCCAGAATCAATATTAAAGCCTCTCCATCGCATAAACATTTTAAATTCATCATCTAACTTTTCAACAATCAATCTTTGTAATCTTTCACAATACTGATTAAAGCGATATTCTTGTATAAGTGCTGTACCAACACGACCGTCGTTCATGGGACGATCCGAATCGTCAGGACCGGTAGGCAAATAGCTACTAGGTACACGCAAGCCACGGCACATTTTATTGTTAAAGTATTTTAAGTCATCAATTTCGCCAAGATTACTGCCGCCTGGTAAGGTCTCAACACTTGATCCGCGACCGTTTTCACCCTGTGGGAAAAAATAATCTTCGTTAATAGATAGCGGATTGTAACTACTATCCATGATATTGGCGCCACCGCCGGTATGGCTAGGAATTCTTCGTTGATGAATTTCATTCTTAACCCGCTCAACAAAGCCCATTGCTAAGTGACTTGGCATATTCCCTACATCAATCTTAAAGACTCTTCTTTCTGGAGCTCGTGCTACACGATAAATTAGTACAGCATCTTCTAGCAATTCTTTTTGTTTGAACACACGGAAAATAACTTCTAGTATGCTCATGCTAAACGGCCAGTAAAAATCAAGTCCTTCACTAAGCCCGAGATGCACCACATGTTTGGCATCAATAACTGTTTCATTCATTGCAGCCGAAAATCTGCTGCCACTAGAGCCTTGCCCACCAGCTCCAGCATTAGGTGCTGTATAATTATTAGGCGCAGTATAGCCTGCTGACGGTGGAGTTGCTCGAAAATCTGTAGTAGTCTTAACTGCAATTGATAAATTCTGAAAGTTAGGATTAATATCACGGATAACATACTGTTCGGGACGCTTGCCTTCGCTTTCGTTGACAATGACCCGGGCAACTTTAGTCATATCAACCCAGTACATTTCAAATGTTTCTGGATCGCGAACAAATACCTGATCTCCGTACTTGAGTACATTACGGAAAATACGAAACATACGTTGATCAAGTTTGTTTAACTTTACCCATTGCTGAAGTTGTTTTTTAATAATAGAAATTTCATTATCTGTTGGTTTATCGTTATAGTTAACTTTAAACGGCAACGGGTCATTTTCTGTTGTTTGTGTAGAAAATTCTGCTATAATATCTAAGCAAGCATTAATTTCGCTGTCGGAATCCATATTTTCATATTGATTATAACGCTCAATGCGATTTGGATGTCCAGAATATACTTCAGGTAACCGGCTTGCATAGTTACGATAAGCAACTTCAGCATGGCCGCGCATTGAATCACGGCCGTCATTTCGACCATATCCAGGAAGCCCATCGGCGGATTTTCCACTCAGAGGACTTAGTTCGCCGCCTACATTAGCGACTTTAAAATATTTGCGCCACCCTTTCTTTTCTGTATCTGCCATTAACTGATCCGTAATTTATTATATACTTATTCGTTATGCCGTTTGAACTGAAATTAATCTGTTAATTGCGGCTGTTTGTTCTCGTTGGGCAGATACTATATCTCCCAATAGTGCAGGAACCTCGGCACTAGCAACTCCGCCGCCACCACTGGCTGTTCCAAGAGATTCAACTAAACGAGTAGTCATATTTTCCATACTAGAAGTAATAGCAGATTGTGTGGCTGTTGTTTGTGCTTGCAAGGCCTGTGTAATAGCAGACATGTCAGTGCTTGGTCCTGGCAAAGTTGGTCCTGCTATGCCGCTCGGGGCTGCTATACCTTCTGGAGCTGCCATGCCTGCTGGAGCACCTCCACCAAAACCGCCAAATATTGAACCTAGAATATTCTGTGCCATTCCAGCAATTGTAATAGGTTGTTGTGCTCGCTGTGGTTGAGCACCCGGGGCAAATCCTGTAACAGGGGTTGTTGCTGCTCCTGCTACTGCTGTTGGTGGTGATGGCGCTGCTGCTGTTGGTGCTGCTCCTCCTGCCAATGGCACACCACCTGTTCCTAATGCTGCTACTACGTCTGGTAACTTTTGTCCACTTTGAATTGCAGCTTGTTGTTTACGATATTTTTCAGTCATTAAATTATGAACTTCAGCCATGCTGCGTTCACGATTGTTGTCTTTTTGATCGTAGTAAATGCTCTTATTAGATGCTGCCGCAGTAGGATCAAACTTTGCTGCACTTTGATTTGGATCTTTGTCCTTGGCCTGTAAGAACTTGGTTGCACCACCGGCACCCAAGAAGTGTCCCATGTAGAGATCTTCGCCAGAAACTTCGCGACCAAGACCTTTTTCCATCTGACCTTTGTTCATCATAGTCAGCTTCTGCATTGCCTCAGTGGCCTTGGCAGGATCAAATCTTTCGGCACCAGATCCCTTGCGTCCAGTAACTCCTTCGTAGCTGCTTTCTAAAAATTGAAATAGGCCGCCTGCTGAACTATAGTTTCCGTTGCTTGAACCTGCTTTGGCATTAGGATCGCCGCCAGATTCCAACATGGCCACAGTTTTCATGTAGGTAGACATGTCAGTTGGTGACCCAGGCATTTGAGTTGCACCAGATCGTTGACCGCGGCGTGCTGCTTGTGGATTACCTGTTGCAGCACCACCTGCTGTTGACCCAAACCCTGTGTTAGCAATTGGTCGACCTTGAGTGTCTGTCACGCCTGTATAAAATTGGCTGGGATCAATTCTATTGCCCATCTTATCTTTGATTTCATGATGAAGATGTGGGCCAGTGCTCTTTCCTGTATTGCCTAAGGTACCTATCTGTGTGCCAGCGGTGACTGTGTCGCCAACTTTAGCCATGGATTTATCCATGTGAGCAAACATGTGCTTCATTCCAGTAACAGCATCTTCGACCTCAACAGCGTTGCCAAATCCTCCGTCACCTTTGCCTGCTTCTAAAACTCTGGTAATTTTACCAGTAATTGGCGCCATAATCTTGTCGCCAATTTTTCCTCCCAGGTCAATACCACCGTGATAAGTTTTTCCATCATTACGCATCATACCACTGGTTTGAACCATTTTTTCCAGGGGATTTACAAATCCTGCGCTTATTTGTTTGGCGACTTCCGGACTAACTGCTGCTCCTTCTTCGCCATGAGGATGATTATGATCATGTGCTGCAAGAGCTGCTTGGGTATTAGCACTTGCAGAGCCGCTGGCTTTAGCACCGCCTACTGTGGCACCACCAGTGATCTCATCAAGTATATCTTTGAGATACATGTTTGATTTATCAATGCCTACTACAACTTTTTCTAACAATGCAGACATCTCACTGACTTTACTAAATGCTGGACCTGATCCTACTTCGCCCTTGCCTGCGGATTTTCCGCTGTAAGTATCAACAGCAGACGTTCCAAGCTTAGACATTGTACCCATTGATTCGCCAACTTGGTCCCATGGCGTAATTTTTTCTTTACCGTGTAATAGTGCCAAGTAGCCGCTCTTGGATCCTTCGGCTACGCCGCCTTCAGCAAAGCCGCCACCATTTAGCAGTCTAGCAAGCGGACCAAAAATTGGCGTTGTTACTATTTCCAGGGCTTTGCCTGTATGCTCTGCTAGTAGTTTGGCAGACTTAGCTGTTTTATCGTCATCGCCATAGTTTGGCCCTTTTGCAAGAATCTGTTGTGCTATTTGCTCTGTTTCTGCCTCTGTTGGTTTTATAGCTTGTACTTTTCCTATATCTTCTGCTTGTCTTCTGGCATCTTTATACCGCAACTCTTTAGCTACTGCTCTAGCGGTTTCTTGTCCGCCGGTTGACACATCTAATTTATCAGGTTCTACTCCTGCAATTTTTGCAAAAAGTTTAACTGATTCAGCCAACATTGTAGCAGTTGTTTCGTGTATATTAGCAGCATTTGATAATTTGTTTACTGCTTTGTCCATTATCAATGCTGCATTTTGTTGCATCCTAGCAGCATCAATCATTAGTTCGGTGTTAGCAGGTGCCCCGCCAGGTTTCTTCTCGTTGAGTCGTTTACCTTCTTCAGTTGCCAAGAAGCGATCAACTGCATCTGCACCAGTGAATCCTGCTTTTGCAGCACCTTCTTCAAGAGCCAGTTGTCTTTTTAATAAATCATCAGATGCAACAAAACTGGTATTAATATTTGTCAACTCACCGGTCATTGCTACTACACCAGAAAAAGTTCGTTGTTGCGTTTCGACACTTCTGGCCATATGCTGTTGTATTTTGGCCTGAGTTGGATCTTTCATCCGCATCGCACCTTGTACATCATATGTTTGTTGTGCTGCTACTGCATTAGCAGAAGTGTTGCCGCCTGCAGCTTGTTCTAAAATACCCGAAAATCCTTTTGTATCTCCGAAATTTTTAGCTGTTGCAGCCATTTTTTCAGCTATATCTAATTGTCTTAGCTTTTCAGTATCACCGTTTCTTTCTGCAGTAATCCGAGCAGCACGAAATTTTACCTCTTGCATAGCAGCATTTCGAGCTTCGGCTGCATCTTTTCTTGAGGCACCGGTCAGTTGTGCTGCTTGGTCTAATTCATAAACAAATTTTGCTGTGGCTGCTGTTTGTTCGTCTGTTGATTTCTTTAATAGCGTGCCTCGTCGTGCATCAATAGACATGCCGACCATTGCAAGCTCGTTCATCTCATCTTGCTGCATGCCCAATGCCATTAACTTTTCGCCAAGTTTGGACTTGTATATTCCCCCGGCAACTTTGGTAAATGCACGGGCACCGTCCATTATAGTACCGCCCATCATACCTAACGATTGACTATTCTTGGCTAATAATGCATTAAAATGAGTTAAATTTCCAGTGCCTACACCCGCCTCTTGCAGCATGTCAAATATATCATCCATGCCACCGGCGCCGCGTATACCAACTTGGCTGAGCTTTTGAAAACTATCAAATAATGCATCGGCCTGCTCCATGCCAGTAGTGGTAAATTTAACAAACCCTTTACCTAATATTGCCGCAGTTGAGGCCAGGGCTCCGGCTGTCATTAATGCTCTGCCCGATAACGCCCCTAGTGCCTTACCAGTTAGTTTGCTGACTCCGGGAATCTTGCCAAGACCAGTTCTTGCCAATCCAAGCTGTATTAAAAATCCACCAGCAGTGCCAGCTAACTCTAAAAGCGGATTTGCAAAATCTTCAAGTGCTCTGGCTGAAAGTTTTGCACCACGCTCGCCTTTTATTAGTGAACTGGCATATCCTGTAAAGGCTTTTGTTGCTCCGCCGAACCCAGCTGATAATAATCCAAGTCCGGCAGTTGCCGATCTACTTTCACCGCCTAAACTTAGAAATGCGTCACCAAGCCCACTTGAGCTGCGGCCAAGGCTTTTAACTGACTTGTACCATTCTAATCCAGATTCTTTAGTTAATCTAGTAGTTTCAACTGTCTGAGCAGAAGTTTTGTTTAATGCAGAAGTTTGTTTTTCCTGTGCAGATGTGGCTCGATTTACATCTGCTGTAAACCGTCTCATTGCCCGTTGTTGTTCTTTTCTTGAAGCGTCTTGATTTCTAATTGTGGTATCAAGCTTACCTAATGCGTTGACAATGCGGTTTACGCCGCGATCCATAACATCGCCAAATTTAATTTTGGATCCGCTTGAAGATTTATTTGTGCTAGTATCTGATCCAGAGTATGGTTTTGCCGTACCGGCACTATCTATGGTTCTTATGAGATTTCTAATCTCATAAATCAGATCATTGATTTTTTGTTCGTCCACAGTTTTAGCCTATAAGTATACAGACATATATTTACCACTGCGGAAATCCATGAATTCAAACCCACTAAGTCAATATTTTAGACATCCAAAATTGCATGTACAGTTGCCTAGCTGTGGAAAATTTTATCCAGCTAATGCAATTGACCTAATAGAAAATAACGAATATCCAGTGCTGCCGTTGACAAGGCAAGACGAATTGGCTTTTATGACTGGATCTAGTCAAGTAAACGGATCTTCAATTGTATCAGTTATTCAAAGCTGTGTGCCAAATATTAAAAATGTCTGGAAAATGCCGGCAATTGATCTTGATAAATTACTTGTTGCAATTAAAATTGCATCTCACGGTACTCAACTTAAAATTACTGCAACCTGTACAGCTTGCAAACATGAAGATCAGTCTACAGTGAATCTTCAAGAAGTTTTAGATCAGATAGTATCACCAGATTATTCTCAGCCGTTACATATTGATGATCTTAAAATATACTTCCGTCCACCAAGCTATAAACAATTAAACGATAACAATTTAATAAATTTAGATGATGAATCTGTATTAGCTGTGCTTGAAGATGACAACATTGATAACCAAGTTAAAGCAGAAAAAGTAGCAGAGTTGTTGGAAAAAGTTAAATCAATTGCCACTAGAGTATTATCACAAAATATTGAATATGTTAAAACACCGGAAGTAAAAGTTGATAATAGAGAACATATTTTTGAGTGGTTAGCTAATTGCGATCAATCGATTTACATGCAAATACAAGAATTTATTATCAAAAACAAAGAACAAACTGAAGTTAAACCTGCAGAAATAACATGTTCTAGTTGTGCAACACAATATCAACAGGCGTATAATTTGAATATACCCAATAACACATAAGGATTTTCATGGACAATAATCCACTAGCTAAATTTTTTCGCCAACCGGCCATTTATGTAAGATTGCCAAGTCTGGGACGTAATTGGATTTCTGGCGCGATTAACTATCCCGAAAACGGCGAGTTAGCTGTACTCCCAATGACTGCCATAGATGAAATCACTTACCGTACTCCTGACGCACTATTCAATGGAGAAGCAGTAACTGGGGTTATACAAAGCTGTATTCCAGCTATCAAAGATGCTTGGGCAACGCCAGGTACTGACCTCGACGTTCTACTTGTAGCTATTAGAATTGCCAGCTATGGACACAGTATGGATATCAGTAGTATCTGCCCCAGCTGCGGCGAAGAACACGATTTTGGTCTTGACCTACGCACAGTTATTGATAATCTTAAGGCCAGCGATTTTAGTAAAACTTTTGAAGTTGGTGATTTGAGTTTTCATTTTAAGCCGTTGAACTATAGAGAAATGACCAATAATAGCTTGCAACAGTTTGAACAGCAAAAAACTATGCAAATGCTTAATCAAGCAACAGAAATGCCCGAGTCTGATAGAATTACAAGAATGAATACTATGATGAAAGCTCTGGTAGAAGTTACTGTCAAAGCAATTAGTCAAAGTATAATTGAAATTCGTGCACCAGGTGCTATAGTAATTGAGCAGCAGCATATTGAAGAATTTATTTTAAACTGTGATAGAACTTTGTTTAATGCCATTAGAGACTATGTAATTAAACTAAGAGAAGGCAGCGAACTCAGACCTCTTAATATTACTTGTCCATCTTGTACACATCAATATCAACAGGTATTCACACTGGACATGGCTAATTTTTTCGTAGCCGCCTCCTGATTTCTGATTCCGAACACATTGTAAAATTGATTGAGGGCATGGACCAGGAGGCCATGAGCATACGTAGCGAAGTATTAAAACTATGTTGGTATATGCGTGGCGGATTAACTTACACCGAAGGTATGAATCTCAGCAGTAACGAAAGAGACGCAATCGGAAAGATTGTTAAAGAGAACTTAGAGACAACTAAGAAATCAGGATTACCATTCTTTTAAACATGAACTTTGAACAAGCAAAACTAGATATTGAACGTTGGATAATTGACTTTGTTGAAAAGCCAAATCCTCTGCTGAACAACTGGCCACCATGCCCATATGCTAGACAAGCTAGACTCAATAAAAAAGTAGATATCAGACCAGGATTATTTAACCTCATTAATGATTTGAAACATGTTAGTATGGGAGACTTCGAAGTGTTGGCGTATGTATACAATCGTACACAATGGTCAGCAGATGAGTTTAACGAGCTAGTAGAAACAGTCAACATATCTTATCTAGCACAGCGAGGGCTAATAGCATTAGCTGATCATCCCGATGACGTAGAAACAGTCAAGGGTGTTGTTATGAATCAAGGTACTTACGCTATTGTATTTGTTCAAGACATCAACAAACTAAATCACTTTGCTAAAATACTAGGTAAAAAAGATTTTTATCTAGACTGGAACGAAGAATATCTTAAAGTGTTGTTTGCTGGCAGGGAGGATCCTAGATTATGACATGGTCAGTACATCAACATTGGGATCCGCTAAAGGTCTGCGTAGTAGGGCGGAGCTATCCTCCAGAGTTTTATTCATGGATTACTGTTCCGCATGTTAGAGAACTGTTTGAAAAAATAGCCGTTGAGACTGAAGAAGATTATCAAGCTGTTATTAAAAAGCTTAACGAGTTTGGTGTTGAAGTATTAAGACCAAACCTTCCAAAAACTAATTTTAGCAATGGAAAATATCTACAGCCGCCAATGACACCTAGAGATTATATGATTATGATAGGTGAAACTTTTTACGAAAACTACAGTTTTAATTTTGAAAAGTCATATCAAGATATGAAAGATCCCAGCTGGCCTGACTGTGCCAGTTTAGAAGAATTTTATCTGCTACCGGCTCACATTCAAGACGAATGTGTTAACATTCATAAATTAGATTTAGTTAAAGCTGATCAATATTCGTTATACAAAGATATATATGCTCGTGTTAAATCAGAAGGAAATACAATAAAAAGCTATGCTTATAATCCAGTATTGCTTAACGGAGCACAAGTATCACGCATAGGTAAAGATTTATATTTTGGAACATATTCTTATAATCAAGACTTAACTGAGTACAGGCAATTTGTTGAGAGCGAATTTAAACAAACAAGAAATCATATTGTAAACACAGGTGGGCACGGAGATGCTGTGTATTGCCCTGTTGCTCCAGGTTTAATTATCAGTTTAAATGATGTACCAACCTATGCCGATACTTTTCCTGGCTGGGAAGTTGTTTATTTGCCTGGACAGAGTTGGCAGTCAATTCATCCTTTCTTTGATCTGAAATTAAAAAATAAAGGGAAGTGGTGGATTCCTGGATTTGAAAAAGATCAAGCAGTTATTGATACAGTAGAGACTTGGTTAGATCACTGGGTTGGATTTGTCGAAGAAACTGTGTTTGATGTCAATATGTTAATTATTGATCCTAAAAATGTTATGGTGTTTAACTATAATAAACAAGTGTTTGATGCTCTAGAGAGATTTGGTATTACTCCTCATGTAGTACCATTTAGACATAGATATTTTTGGGACGGCGGTATACATTGTATAACTGCTGATCTCAGCAGAGAAGGTGTGCAACAAAATTATTTTCCAGAGAGACCATGACATACCAATATGCACGAATTGATCTCAGTAAAACTTCATATCAATCTACTGTGCCTTGGCTGTACTTGCGTAATCCAGATATAGCAGAGCTCAACGACATTTACAGAACATATTGTATCTACAAGCATTTTGGTTCTGTAATGCCTATTTTTGACAGCCAGTACACTGATCCAGATACAGATATCATCGGGTATTACGATGCAGAACGGTTAGTAGCGTTTTCGTTAATCAAATGCTACGATACTGAAAATGCGTTATGCGCTCAGTTTGCCTGGACATACAGTAAACCTAAATTGAGATTAGGAATAGAAAGTTTAAAAACAGAATGTGCTATCTATAGAGAACGAGGATTCAAGTACTTGTATTTAGATCAAGCACACTTATACAAGCAAGGCTTCGAAGGCTTTGAATTACTGGGACCATTACAATAAAGGATATCAATGGCAGACATATATCATATTTGGGCAAACAAAGAAGGTGACATCACGGATATCGATTGGGTTACTAATATGCGTGGATTCTTACAGCATCTGGTAGACGAAAAGAAAATGGAATCTTTTAGAATTACACGCTGCAAGATGGGATTCCGTAGTATTGCTGATATGCCCGAGTGGCACATTATGATGGAATTCACTGACATGGCTCAAATGGATAATGCATTCAAGCGTGTTGCTCCGCTAGAAGGTGAACTAGAAGTAAAGCACAAGTCATTTAATCAGTTTGTGTCAGGCGATATACAACACGCTTTGTTTCGCGACTGGCCAGATCTGTAATAATGTATACAATCTGTTTAACTGCCAATAACACAGTTGGTTGTACGTTTCTAGACTGGAGTCTACATTTTCTCAACGGTCAAACAAAATATTATAGAATTAAAGAAAAAGAATGGATCCCATTAATTGATAACCCACTAAGTTTTGATCTTGTAGAAAATGCACACGGGCATAACAAGAACTGTGTGGCAGGATTAACCAATACTAAAATATTAACTTCGTTAGTATCAAGCAGTCAGCTTTGTACATTTAATGCTTATCCAGAACAGCTAGATATTATTTGTGATCAACTTGGTATTGGTGTAGATCAACTTGATAATGCTGCTAATTTAAAATCAGTGCAAGACCATCGTCTGCTAGATTATAATAATTTAATACAACATTGTTTAGATCAACACATGCCGGTAGTATACATCTACGCAGATCCTAAGGTAGTTGGTTACTTTTGGCAGCACCGAAATATACAAAGATTAGCATTTGCTGATCAGGAAGCTAGGTCAATTGATGATTTAGAACAAGAAACTGAAAATATTTTCTTTAAGAACAGCTTAGATGCCTGGCAGCAACTAGAGCTAGACAATATATGGGATACCAGAGAACGAATGGCATTAAATATTCGTCCTTACGATACTGCTGATTTTTGGTCAGTTGGTTCTGCTAGTCCTATGCATTGGATCAACTGTCAGGAACTATGGCACGACACTGAATCTGTCGTAATAAATTTATTAGGGCAATTTGGATTATTAGTTGATCAATCAAGACTTCAGCAATGGTTGCCAATTGTAGCCAATTGGCAAAAGATACATCACAAAAATCTTAAATTTTATAATAATCTATCCCATATTGTTGATTGTATAGTCATGGGATGGCATTATAAGCTCGATACTCTTACTTTGCAGCAAGAAGCTATAATACAACATTGTTTGATTTATCAACATAATCTCAACTTAAAGACGTGGAATTTACTTCAGTTCCCTGATAACACACTAAAGCTACATCAATTACTTGAAGAAAACATTCACAATGTGGATAAGATATATTAACATAATAAGATGTTCGTAGAACATCTGTTGTTTCGCTGTCGCTCACAACATTTTTTTATCTAGTAATAGAAGAAAGTAGTTGTACGTATCTCATCTAGATTAACTGGCCACACTTAACCCACACAGGGTTAAGAAAAAACTGGTACCTCATCTGAGTAGTCCAGCCACACTAGCGTTAGAACTATAATGTACGACTTCTACATTGCACAGGCGGTTGTCCGGTACCTGTTCGTTCCGTCTTAATATACAACGGTAGTTTGTAACACACACGCAGTCGCATGTACAAACCCGGGAATTCACTGTCCCTCTTTTTGCTTTGTTTTATCTTTTCAAACAATCAAACCACAGCATTTTGTGATCTTCGTCCTGTTAAGGATAGTGATTGAGTGCTTCACGCAGCGAGAAGACTTCCATCCCTGCGACTCTCGTCCAGGTTCAGGGCACCCGAAGTTAACCGGTGCTAGTCAAAACTGCCATTCGTTGCCTGTGTGATTTTTAAAGTTGCCGGACTAGAACACTACTAGTGTTCTAAATGCCTAATATCTATATTTAATATATTTTATTAATAGAATGATGGTTTGTTTCTAATAGTTGATGTAATTGTTTTGTATTATTAAATTTATCTAGATTCCAAGTCTTGAAATTTAAATTGTGTCGATAAATGAGTTGATGCTGTATACATGCTTCTTGCAGTAAGTCTAAGTTGAATTTTGATAGATCTAAGTAGTAACCTTGTAGAATGTAATCAATAATTTTATCAAAGTTCCATAAAAAATTTAGTCTGTTTAAATGTATTTTTTTCCAGTCTGAATAAATTGTCAACCAGGCTGACAATCGGCCGGAATCAAGTTTTATATCAAGGTAATCAAATAATTGTTTGACAGTGGTATCAAAAATAGTATAAAATTCTAAACAATCGAGATCGTAATGCTCAGTGTCTTTGGCAACATACGGCATAATAGAAGGTACTCCTATAGGCCTTATGTTTAATGCTAAAAATTCTCTTTGATCCCAAACTTCAACTAAACCCTTTTTCTTCCAATCGTCGGCGCTTTCTTTATAGAAATACTCAACAAAGTCGTTATGTTGCTCTTCGTAAGAAATATTTTTAATATCGGGGCTATTAAGTTTGTGTGTTAATGTACGCCCTTTGTAACTGATAAGACATAAATTATTTTTTTGTTGATTGCTTAGTATAACAGTTTTATCTGCTGTTTGCATAGTCTTCTGGACTGCCAAGTATGTTTCTTCTGAGAATGGCAAAGTGACATCTACTGTATTACCTAGATTATGAAAATAAATGCTATGAAAATGCTCTGCAGGAAATTCTAGTAGATTTCTAAGACAGTTACTGACCATGTTATAATCGCCGCATTGATTGGCACGGAACCCGTGTGCATTATCTCCAGTTATAGGATTTAAAGTTAACTTATCCCAACTTTGTGTCTTGGTGCAGTAGTGCATGTCGTGGCCGGCCAAAAAATGCAATGACCAGGTTAAAAATGTGCCACCAACTGCAGGATCAGTGATTACAGCAACTATCGACATAGATTCCTTACTATGTCTGAATTTAATTCCCAAAAAGTATCGTGGTCCATAATTGCCCAATGACCATTTTTAATAGAACCGTAATTAATATGCCTCACTAACTGCAAACTATTATTCTCTACAAGTTCAACTGCTACATAGGTTCCTTTACGATTAAATTTCATTAAGATAATATTAAAATCTCCTGGGTCAGCCGCAGTCATGCATTGATCTATCCATGATTCTAATATTTTAACATTTCCTGAAAATAATTGATGGAACGGAAAGTCTTTATAGCTTTTACATTCAGCATTAAGTTTAGGAAAACTTTCTCCTGGTACAATGTCGCTTTTGAAATTGCGTATCTGGCCATCGTGAAGTAGCTGTTTACGATGTGTATTTTTTCCGCCTACATATGCGCCGGACCCAGGCGCCCTTATAAACTTCTCTCCGTACAATTCAGTAAGAAAATCTGCAGTTTGTCTTTCAAAGGAATTACCTTTGGCTTTGCTTGGGCTAGGCATGCGTTACCACTCGGTTGTGTGATGCAAATCAGCCAACTGTGCTGATGTACATTTACTAGTACATTCTAAACTATCAAACTTTAAAAAATCTGTTTTCCAGTAAGGATCGTTTATAATATCTGTAAATGTTTTATTGTTAAGATTAAATTGGGTGGCTGCCATTTGGTGCCACGCTTGATTATGTTCATATCTATTGGCAGTCCAACAGCAAGGATAAAACTCTCCTTGACTATTCAAAAACACACCTTTGTTTCCTATTAGACAAATACCGGAGTATTGATTATGTTTAACCAACTCTTCCGACCTCTGGAAAAAAATCTTCTTGAGATCTTGCCCAGGGCGAATTTTGTCTGTCAGCTGATGTTGTACTCGTTCAAATCTAAAACCTTTAGCAATTAACTCAGGGTCAGTTGGCTCAAGCAAATCGTTATCTCCATAGGCAACTGGATATTTGCTTCCAAATTTAGTGCTCTTTGTTAGTTGATAAAAATCAAACCCTGTACTAAATGCTAAATTTTTCTGGTATGAAATAAAATTCTGATTGAATCTAAATGCAATTGAGGCCCATACCCGATATGTGCTTTTATTTTCTGAAAAGAAAGTGCGGATTCCAGTTTCAATACTGTTCCAATTTGAGTTGACACGATATTGCTCATTACTTATTTGATCCCACCCGTCGAGACTCCAGTGTATTTCATCGTTGCCATTAAGAATCATAGCAAGATCTTTCCACCACTGTGGAGATTTGTAACTACCGTTGGTAATAATAACCAGCTGAATGTTAGGATTTATTTTTTTAAGCCAGCTGCATATCTCTATAAAATCTTTGCAATAGATAGGGTCGCCGTCGTTGCCACAAAATGTTATTTTTTTAATTTGCGTAACTACTTCTGATCCAATTTGATTTTGAAAAAAATCCAGGCTCAACTGTCGATTTAATAAACTGTTGGGGACTTCTGCCCTGGGACATCTTGGACATTTAAGTGTACAAATACTTGATGGTTCGATGTGCCAATGATCCCAAACTAACATAGTTCAACTTCCCTTTGCCATTGGGCAATAAAATTTGTTTTATCAGAACTGCTAGAACAACTTCTTTTACAAATTGGATCTGGAGTAGGGGTTGACCAACTGGCTTTAATAATTTCAAAGTCGGTGACAAAGTTACTTTGTCTATTGCCTAACCAACAACACGGACTAATACGCCCTTGAGCATCTATGTAAATGCTAGATTCTTCTAACGCATGGCAATGTATGTTACCTGTATTTTGATTTGACCGCTGCCATCCTACTGGAAACTCTAATTGGTTAACATATGGCCGCTTGCTAACTTTAGCACGAAACCATTTGAATCCCATTTCTCTGGCTAGCTGCTCTGCAGAATCAACTTGATGTTGATTATGCTGATATACCAACATATCCCAGTGTGCTAGCCCGCCTGCAGCAATAAATGCAGCAGCATTGTCCATTAGTTTATTCCAATTACAGTTAACTCTATATATGTGATTGGTATCCTCTAATCCATCAATACTAAACACAACATAGTCTTGTGATTGATTTACTATGGTAGCAAGTTCGCGCCACCATGCAGTATTTTGTAGAGCACCATTGGTATTCATTCCTAGCACAATGCCAGGATTAATAGATCTGAACCAACGATAAATTTCTAATGTATATTGTCCTGCAGCAGGGTCGCCGTAGTCACCGCACATAAACATTTTGTCCATTTGTGCAATCTGTTCATTGGAAAAATATTTTTGTATCTGTTCTACGGTTAAATGATTGCGCCAACTTTTATTAAATTCTGGATCAATTTCTCTAGCGCAAGCAGGGCAAGCCAACTGACAAACATCAGTTGGCTCTAAATGTAAAACTTTTATTTCACGAGATGTCAATGTCGTTGCTATAATTGGTAAATCCATTCTCTTTAACTACACGCAGTATATTTTCAACACGGCCAGCAAGCTCGTCTCTGTGACTCACTAACCAAACACTCTTATGTCTCTCTCGGCTCATTTGTTTAAGCAGGCTTAGTGCGTTCTCTACACCTTGCGTGTCTAGCCCGGAGTCAATCATTTCATCAATAAACAAAACATTAATAGGTTGGTATAAGCTTTCAAATACATCACGGAATGCCCAAGACATGCTTAGGATCAGACGATTGCGTTCTCCGCGACTTAGATTGTCGAAGTCTAGTTCTCGGCCAAGCTCTTCAATTGATACAGTCAGATCATTTTGGAATATAACTGTGTGAGGCAATCCGATACGATCTAAGTAATGAGTAAGTCTGAAATTTAAATAACTTAAATTTTGTTCAATGATTTTTTTACGAATAAAACTATCTTTGTTGGTTAGCAATTTAAGTAAGAAATCTTGGTGCTCTTGTAACCTTGTAAGCTCGTTCATTTTATCGTATGTAACTTCTTGTAATGCTTGATTTTGCATATCTACAATTTGTTCGCCATACGGATCTGTTTCGCTTGCACGGGTACTTAGTTCTTTACGCAATGCTTCTAAACTATTACGATGATTGAGCGCATCTTCTAGTGTATCATAGAATACCACCGGTTGTGGACCTGGCTCGCCTAGATCTTCTAGCTCGTTTTCCAGTTCCATTATACCAACTCCGAGTAAGTCAACCTCGACACATGCTGTATCAAACTCATCTTGTTTAGCAGCAATAATAGCTTCGTGCTTGTCGTCGTGAAGATCTTGACCGCATGCGTGACACTTGTGCTCTAGCAATGCAGCTACTTCTGCTGATAACTTGTCTGAAGCTTTCATTTCTCGTGCTTGATCTAGTCGAGCTCTGGCTAATGATTTTTGTACATCAGCACGTTCCTTGACAAGATTGTTGTATTCGGTAAATGCTTTATGCGAAGCTAGTTCTGCTTCAATGTCAATATGTTCCAGACTGGCAATAGCTGATTCGAGTTTAGTAACATCTTCTGCTTGCTTGGAAATCCACATTCGCTGTCGTTTACGCAGACTTTCGATCTGTTCTTCGATTCGCTTGTTTGCTTCCTGTACAGCTCGTATACGAAACTCTTCTTGTGTTATTGAATCTTTAGTTGACTTATTAAGCTCTTTAATTTTTTCAGCCCGTTCGCTTAATAGGGTGATACCTAACAGTTGTTCAATGATAGTTCGTTGATCATTTGCTTTAAGACTGAGAAAAGGTTCAGTGTAAGTATTAAGAGCCAGGATATGCTTAAACATGTCGTGGCTCAGGCCAAGTGTTTGTTCGATAGCATCTTGTGTTTCTCTGCTGTCTCCTTGTGCATCGTCGGTAATTTCCTGTTCTCTGTTGTTAACATAGAATTTAAGCAAATTAGGTTTACGACCTCTTTCAATACGATATTCCTGGCCACTAACTGAAAAATCTAAACTAACCAACATGTTTTTACTATTAGTTTTGTTCACAAGATTATCTTTGCGTATGTTGCTGAGTGCATTGCCATACAGCGCATAGCTTAACGCATTGATAATTGTAGTCTTGCCGGTGCCATTGCGAGAACCATCTCCGCCTAGGTCAAGATTCTCTCCCAACACTAAAGTTAAATCTTGTCGATCAAAATCTACAGCTTGCGTGGCATTACCAACACTCATGAAATTTTTTACAGTTAGATTACAGATTTTTATCATTTAGATGTCCAAGTTCTGTTGTTTGTAAATTTTTTAAATTAATAAAATTCTTTTCTAAAATATCGCTTTGAGATTTTACAATATCTCGTATTTCTTCTATCGGTTTAGTAACAAAATTAGTTATTACTTTTTCTAAAACATGCCATCGTTCCACTGGATCCACAATGGTGTCGTACGATTCATCAAACACTTCTGGAAACGATCTGAACCCTTTGTTGTGCAGTATTTCTAATGTACCGGCTGCACCGACTATAATGAATAGTCTCTTGCAAGCAATTGGCCTAAGTGTCTTTTCAGAAATATAAGGGTATGGATAATTATAAACAGTTTCTGTTACAATGTCTACTGCAATTTTTTTATAAAAACTAGCCTGATATTTGGTATCTTTATTATTTGGTAATCCGGATACCAAAGAATGTTTAATATCATTATGAATAGGCCACGCACTGACACTGATATCGGGCCACGACTCGTTAATTCTATTAAAAGGCACAGTGGTTAGGTAAGTCATTTTACATTTTTCCTATAAGTCACTGCTACTTTGTCTAATAAACTGTTGCTTTCGATATAATGATATAATGCATTTCTATGAGCACGAGCGTGCCCCATCATTGAAATACCTGGCATTATGATTTCATCTGCATCAATTTCAATTTCTTGATACTGATTAGTATAATGATACCAACTAATAAAGGTGTTTATAACAGTTGGGCAGTCATTAGTATCAATAATTAGTTGTTGAACTTCTTTTTCTATACCAAAACTATTAGACACTAACAACATAGTAAACAAAGGAATATCTAATTTTTTAAATGCAGTGAATAGATTATACATAGTCAACCCGTACGGAAACTCGGGTAAGTAATAATCTGAATCAAAATGTTCTATAATAATACGATCAGTTGGCAAATGAATATCTTTCTTCATCGTAGACAACATTTTCTCTACGTTTTCAAAATCAGAATCATTGGCGATTAATCGAATATTACCCAGAACATTGTATTTAGAATAGATAAAATCCTTATACTCGTCGGTTAGTTCTGAATGTTTGTACATTATAAGTTTTGATAAATTTTTAATAAAAGTTTATTATCATAAAACTCGGATTCAATATTGGTAATCTGATCCGTGACAATCTGGTCCACACTTTCAAATTTAATATTACCTGGTGCCATGTCTGTATCAATTGATGCTGTCTTATTTGGGATAAGCGCCATTTCTCTTAGATTATAATCTTTTATAAAAGTTTCTTTGATAAAGTTGGCTTCTTCGTAGCTGATACCAATATCTAACTGTACACGCACATGCATGCGAGATTTTAATAATTCAGCAGGACGATCAATAACATCACTTAAATTATAAACCCGGTACAATGGTTGATTGTCCCAGGAATGGTATGTTTCTTCTTCGCCCCATTCTTTAATCATCATGCCGCGTTGACTGTCGCCTGCGTCGGCAAAGTTGTGTGGGAAACAATTTCCAATATAATTGATATTACGCTTTTGTTGGCGTAGATGAAAATGCCCAGAGTAAACAGATTCAAAGCCGCCAAAGTTGTCAACTTTGATTTCACCGTGATCTGGCATTTCTACCATGGCATTCATCTTAAAATGCGGCAACTCAAAGTGCCCAAAACAATATTGAGCTGACAGTTTGGGAATCCGTTTGTGATCGTCGCCTACTAGCCAAGGAGCAATAACAACATTGCCCTCTTTAAACCAATCATTTACAATATGTATATTGCTTAGGTTTCTCGCCCACTCAACACCGTGGATGTCACGCTTGTCTCTATAGTAGAGATCGTGATTACCTGGGATAAAGTAAAATTGATCAAACGCAGCAGATAGTTTTTCTAAACATCTTAGACTATAATGCAATGTTTGCATATTGATCGACGCTCTTGAATGATGCCAATCTCCTAGAAAGAATCCGGTTTCGCATCCTTCTTGTTTGGCTTTGGCAATGAAAAAGTCAATAAAGTCTTCACAATCGTTTAAATGAACGATACTATTCGATTTTAAACCAAAATGTATATCTGTGCAGACCGCAGCTTTTTTAAATAAGTTACTCATCAGATCCTTGTCGATGTATAGGCATTGCACAAGTGTACACTCATGCAATGCCGTAGGTCAATGCGTTTGGCTATATTTCTTCTTTGTCAAGTGCAGCCTGAAACTCCGCAGGATCAAGAACAGTAACTTCTCCTGGCTTTTGATAAGCCTTGTTTGAGTTTTGGCGAGTCCAGGAAGGATTGAGACCGTTCATTTCCAAAATATCATCTCGAATATTTTGATTCTTCTTTTCAATGTTTAGAATGCGAGTGAAACTATTAGTGATAGCAGCAGTATAATAAGCAAACGGGTTTTGGCTTTTTGATTCGTCAAACTGTAATCCAATCTGGCTAAGTTGCAGTAGTGCTTGTCCTCGCATTTCTTCATTGTAAGTGTAGCCTCTCCAGTTCGATCGAGTAGCATAGCGTTCGCACAGCTTCAAGAACATGCGTGCTAGTTCGGGTGTCATTGTTCCGTGATCCCTTGAATACTCGCCTGAGATCAGATCACCTCGCCAGTGGCTCTTGCCTACTAGGTACGCTTCTTTTTCTTCTGTGATTCTATAATGATAGAATGGAGGAAAGTTTACTCTAATATGAGTCGGATCAAGCACAGGCTCATCTATAATATCAGCAAGCCCGTCGTCAATTGGTTCTTCGTCTATAATCAAAATTTCTTTAATTTTTTTCTTTTTTGCTAAAGCCTTAGGAATCTTCGGTACTGCTATTGGTATATGTTCCCAACAAGTAATCCTAAATACTAGATCAGTATTGGCGATTTTCTTTTCGTTTTGCACTACACCTGTTTCTCTTTTAAGTCGATCTGCGCGATTGCGTCTAGCTTCTGCTACTGTGCGTTGATTGATCTTGTCAAGACTGGGCAAAATAATGTCATATTGATGATCGGTTTTAGGATCTAAATATGCACAATATGTATTTTTGCTCAGGTGTATTTGCTTTAATAAATCTCTGTTATTGAGATAGTTTACTCTGGGTGGTGCCTTAGGCGGTAATGCCTTTGCTGGTTTGGTTATAGGGGTATCGGACAACCTAGTTCTCCTTGTCGATTACTTAGTATAACAGATTTGTCGTAAAAAAACAACTCTTTTTTATAAAGTTAGCCGTTTTTATCTACGATAAATATAATATAGGATAACGACACTTATGGCTACTGCTGCACCTACACCGCAAAGCAATCCACCTGATCCGCAGGTCATCGGCCAACGGACCACAGTAAGAGAAACATTTGACAGAAGAATATTTGGCGAGCGTGATCCTGCGGGTTTTGCAGAATTTTTAAAGTACCAAAGCGAATCTCAAAGGGCCTTAACAGACAAATATACCGCAGAAGAAAAAGCTAGGTTGCCACCAGGTGCACTCATTGACGGCGATACAATACAAGCCATTAGAGATGTGGCAGCACAACAAGCAGAAGATGCAGCCCGACAAAAATTTGCACCTCAAATTATAGCTGCTGGTGCCGGCACCTCTGAAGTAACAACAACTCCGTTGCTTGCAACACAACCTGTGCCGCCGGTAACATCGTCTAATACTGCGCCGGTTACACCTGCGGCTAATTCACAAGTACCTGCTGCTACACCAGTACCGCCTCCTGGCCGCTCTCTACTACCAGTAACTGATGACGGTAGCGGCTTTAATCGTCAGATTGGTGATGTTAGAGCGGACGGAGCTGTACTAACTCAATTTCTTAGTAACGGTACTCCAGTTTTTGTTATCAGACCTGCTGCTACTCCGACAGCAGTAGCACCTGCGGTCAATCCACAGGTACCTGCTGCTGCTGCACCCGCTGCTACACCTGTACCGCAAGTGCCGGGAAGTTATCCCGGGACGTTTCAAAATCCTGCCCAATTAACACCACCTGGTGTAGCTCTAGAGGCACCGGAACCAGTTAATCCTGTTATAAATCCTCAGGCAAGACCAGTAACATACGATTCATTTGGTAACCCTGTACCTGTAGGTTCTCTTGCAGCCAGATCGGCGGATGTTAGTGCAGCACAAGCTCAAGCAGCAGCAGACCTACAACAAGCTGGAGTTCTTAACGCCCAGCTGCAAGCACAGCAACAAGTGCAGCGTAAACAAGCAAACGACGGTGATTGGCGCATTAAATTAAGATTAGCACCAGCTGCAGATTATCTTTATAAAGCATCAAATCCTGGCATATTGCAACCTCTGGCAGCCACTGATGGTGTAATATTTCCTTATACTCCTAAAATTTCTACCACATACCAAGCAGTTTATAATCCGTATGATCTTACCCACAGCAACTATCGCGGATACTTTTATCAGGGTAGTCATGTTGGGGAAATAAAAATGACTGCTATTTTTACTGCTCAAGATACTAGCGAAGCTAATTATTTGCTAGCGGTTATTCAATTTTTTCGTAGCGTAACTAAAATGTTTTATGGACAAGATCAAAAATATCGAGGATCGCCGCCGCCTTTAGTATATTTGCAAGGGCTCGGAGAATTTCAATTTAATCTACATCCTTGTGTAGTATCACAATTTGATTACACATTACCTGATGATGTAGATTATATTCGTGCGAGAAGTGTAGCCGTCGACGGAACTAATTTACTACAGCGTCGAGCCGGGGTATCTACGCCCGGCAACGAATATTCAAATTCTTCGGGCAGATTAGGATCAACAGGATTAACTCCAGGCGCTGTCTCGATACCTCCTGCACCGCCAACACTTGGAGTAGATAAACCAACTTATGTTCCGACTAAAATGGAAGTAGCAATAACACTATTACCGATGCAATCTCGTGCTCAAGTTAGCCAAGAATTTAGTCTGACTAAATTTGCCAACGGTGACCTAGTTAAAGGAGGATACTGGTAATGGCCAGTTCTTACGGCACTACAAGTCCATATCAATTAACTGGTATCACACAGTTTTATCTGGATCCAATGGTTAATCGTCCTATTCCTAGACAAGGCGACGATCAATTTTTTACAATAAATCAAGTCTATCAGTATAGACCAGACCTATTGGCATTTGATTTGTACGGAGAATCCACACTATGGTGGGTATTTTATCAACGCAATCCTAATACACTAACTGCACCTCCGTGGGATTTTGCTGTTGGTGTAGAAATTTATGTACCTAAAATTACTACATTGCAATCAGTTTTGGGGTTCTAATTAATGGCTACCACAATTAATGGCGTAGTCATTACTAATCCAACGGACATAGCAAACTGG